TGCTGGAAGACGGGATCCGGAAGGTCATAGAGGGCAGGACCACCCTGGGCGAGGTCCTCCGCGTCACCCAGGAGATATGAGCGGTGATCTTTGCTTACCGGACAACGACGCTGGATGGAACTATCCACGAAGGGACCATCGAGGCCGAGGACCAGGATGCGGCGGTAGAGAAGCTCAAAGACAAAGGTTTCATTGAAACGGTAAAAAATCCCGGGAAAACCATCTTCTATAAATTAAAAATTGATTCAAGTGGAATAAAAAGCAATAAACTGGGGGAAAAAGTAAATAAGGGTGTGGGAGAAAGTAAAGAGGTCGGGGTGGGAGAAAGTAAAGACACAATAGAAGGTATTACAATAAAAGATTATACAAAAGAGGGTTTTTCTTTAGAAAAACTTATTGACGCTTACAAGAAAAAGGAAACGAGGTTAAGGCCCTACTTTGGGGGCAATGAGATGCGATGGGTAGAGAGAAAAGGGCGAGGGAGATGGGAGGTTATTCCTAAAGAAGGTGGCTTTTGGCTTGAATTTGCTGACAAAGAATCGAAAATTGAGTGGAGATAAATGTATGACGCTAAAGAGAATATCAATCAAGACAAAGAAGCAATTATGCGAAACGTAAGCAAATCAACAACGAAAGAACCGAAGGGATCAGCCAAGCAGTTTGCATTTCTAAAATACTATTTGAGCGAACAGATCGAAGGGCAACCGAATCCTTGTTTTGGGAATGCCTACCGGTCAGCTACGAAAGTGGGATATTCGAGGAGTTACGCAAAGAAGATTCTCTCTCTTTCAAGAAAGCAAAATAGTGAGAATAGTTTAGTGAGAGTGGTATCAGAACAAATCCGAAAGGGTCTACCACGGGCGATAGAAGAAGCGGGCATCGGGAGCGATTACGTCGCAAGTTTATTGAAACGGTTAGGCGACAAAAACGATAAAAAAATGTACCGAGGACGGCTTATTGACACCGGTGATCCTGATTCTCACGCAGCGAGGGTTGCTTTAGAAAACGTCGCAAAATTATTAGGACTATATGAGCCCGATAAATTCGACATCAATCAGTTCAGCAACTTCTCCGATGCAGATATTGAGGCAGAACTCTCCGGAATTATATCAGAAGTATCAGAGGGGCTTGCTGTTATCAAAAGAAGTCAAAAGAAGGGCGGCAAATAATCTTTGCAGAAGCTACGAGCCAACTGGCAAGGCAGAGGAGTTTATTAAGTTGGTAGGCAGCAATCAGATGTTTGTGAATATGTTTATCGGCGCGAATAGCACCGGCAAGACCGCAACCGGTGTGAATATCGTAGCGAACATTATTTACGGCCCGCAGAATAAATACTTTGAACACGAATTATTCCAAAGGTTTCCTTACATAAAACGGGGCCGCATTATATCAGATCCCACCAGTATCAAAGAGAAGATAATCCCGGAGTTAAAGAAATGGTTTCCAAAGAACGACGCTAAAGAGATACCGGAGGCGACCTACCAGACAGCCAAAGAAGGAGTGAGTTACGAGCGCAAGTTCAGGACGAACAACGGCTGGGAGATCGACATAATGAGTAACGAGCAAGACGTGAAAGAATTTGAATCGGTTGATCTTGGTTTTTTATGGATTGATGAGCCGGTGTCCAAAGACAGGTTTATGGCAAGTATAGCAAGAGGCCGGCTGGGAATGATTATATTCTGGACGTTCACTCCCTTAACCTACTCGGCGTGGATTAAGGACTGGTTAGACCAACACGCCGGCACCGACGCTGATTACGTTGAGGTGGAGATGGAAGATTCGTGTATTACTCACGGCGTCCGGGGCTTCCTTGAACATTCAAACATCAAGAGAATTGCGGATTCATACCCGGAAGACGAGAAGCAAGCCAGGGTGTTCGGAAAGTTTGGGCACTTGGTTGGGAGAGTCCATAGGGCATTCAAACGTAAGATTCACGTAGTTAGGGCCTTTCCGCTTACCGAGAGGGATTACACGACTTATATGGCCCTGGATCCACACCCGAGAGTAGGCGACCACGTGCTTTATATGTCCGTTGACAGAAAGGGCCGTAAGATAATCACTGGAGAATTGATTACGCAAGGGTTGGTCAGGGATTTAGCGGCCAAAATGAAATCCTTTGAAGCTTCAATGAATTATCGAATCGAGGGCAGGTTGATAGATCCGTCAGCTTATAATGATGATCAGCACAAAGAAGAAGCAAGCGTAGGTAGTCAGTTATTCGATCTTAATTTCAACTTCAATAAGGGTTCAAAGGATTTAATGGCGGGGATAAAAAGAACTAATGATGCTTTGGATTATGAAGTGATAGAAGGAAAGTTTATCAGAGAGCCGGAGTTATTCATATTTGATTCGTGTCCAGTGGCAATCAAACAACTTGAAGAATATGTTTGGAGCGAGT